GAGGGAGTAGCATCTCCAACACTAATTGTTGTCTTTGATTGAAATCCACCAGCCGCAGGAATTCTGGCTCGTTCTGTGTTTGTTGTTTGGAATGTAATAGCACCCGCTACAGAATTAGACATAATCATGTCTGTACCTGTATGCAGAATAATTCCTTTATCTGCACCGCCTGCTGTAAATCCTACTGCCGCAGCAGAAGAACCATTGATTGTGATTAAGCCTCTACCAGATGCGTTATATACTGGTGTAGTAGTTCCAACAAGCAAATTCCCACTTGCATCCAGAGTCATCGCAGTCGTAAAGGAGATAGCGTTTCCTGCTGTGCCTGATGCGGCAATGTTCCATTGATGCGCTCCACTACCCTGACGATATTCTGTGGCAGCAGCTGTTGAAACATACTTCCATCCTGAATTGTAATAAGCATTTGAAGTAATGTTTGACTCAGAGTTACCAACAAAAATACCATAAGTGCTTTGAATGGCTGGCAGATTAGAAGCACTCGGAGTAACGCCCAAGCCTAGATTGCCTGATGTGTCGAGGGTGGCTTGCAAACTTGCGCCAGCATTTGTGGAAAATCTAATGTTTCCTGTTGTGGTAAGAATATCTAAATCGCCAGCAACATCCCCATTGATAATGGAATTTGATGTTGAAGCAATACCGATATATGCCTCTTGAGCAGTACGCCCTAAAGACAAACCAATTCGATTGCCAGAACTACCCGAAAGAAGACCAAGTGCATTAAGATTTGCTGCGCCTGTATTGACTGATATTGCGCCAGTAACACCTAAATTAGTTCCACTCCAAGTAAGCGCAGAGCCAGTAGCCAATGCACTAGAACTAGATGCGTACACCACACCGCCTGATGTGAATGATGTTAGGTTTGTACCGCCATTGGCTACAGGTAAAGTTCCTGTCACTCCAGTTGTCAATGGCAAACCAGTTAAGTTTGTAGCAGTACCGCTAGATGGAGTTCCAAGCACACCACCATTGACCAAAGGTGCGCCAGAAGAGCCTACATTGACCGCTAGAGCCGTTGCTACACCAGTTCCTAGACCTGATACACCTGTAGCAATAGGAAGACCTGTAGCGTTCGTTAAGGTTGCACTAGTAGGTGTTCCAAGGATAGGAGTCACCAAGGTAGGAGAGGTAGCAAAGACTGCTGACCCTGTTCCTGTCTCGTCTGTCAAAGCACCCAAAAGGTTAGCAGAACTAAATGAACCCAAAGAGGTAGCATTGCCAACAGAAGTAACTGCACCTGTTAAGTTAGCGTTAGTAGTGACGTTACCCGCAGTCAGACCTGAAGCAGTGCCTGTAATGTTTGTGCCTACCAAAGCTGATGGAGTGCCGAGAGCAGGAGTGACTAAGGTTGGGCTATTGGCAAACACCAAAGCACCTGATCCTGTTTCGTCAGATACGGCAGAAGCTAAGTTAGCAGATGATGGAGTACCCAAGAAAGTAGCCACTCCCGTACCTAAACCACTCACACCAGTAGAGATTGGCAGACCTGTTAAGTTAGTTGCCACGCCAGAAGCAGGTGTTCCCAATGCGGGAGTCACCAAAGTAGGACTGTTTGACAGAACAACAGAACCTGTACCAGTAGAACTAGTTACACCAGTACCACCATTCGCTACGGGCAAAGTTCCTGTAATGTCAGCAGTAGAAAGGCTTACTGCATCCCATGTTGCATTTGTGCCATCAGTCTGTAGATACTTATTTGCATTACCTGTCTGGGTAGGCAAAAGATTGTTTAAACCACCAGCCGCAGTAGAAGCACCTGTACCGCCATCAGCAACTGCTAAGTCTGTAATACCAGTGATTGAACCACCCGTGATGGCAGCAGACGCATTGTCTGTCTTAGTCGCAACAGCAGTAGCAATGTTATTGAACTCAGTATCAATCTCTGTACCTCGAACGACCTTGAGTGGATCACCAGGCGTGAGGTTATCCTTAGTGGCGAAATTAGTACTTTTTGTGTAGTTACTCATGATATTTTCCCGTTCTTAGATTGAATTTCAATCTTCTGAATTGACAGTTGAGTGCCGTTGATAGTGGTTTCGTAACCTGTTTGAACAATTTTACCCGCACCAGACGCATTTACATCTAGTGTCTTAATTAAGAGTCCACCTGAGTATTCTGCTGTGCCGTACTCAGCTAGGCCGTACTCATAGTTCTGTTGTTCAGGGATAAAAGCATTGCCTGACAAATAGTTGGCAGCAAAGTCAAAGCCCCACTTAATCGTAACAGTCTGGTTAGACCCACCAATGATGATTGTTTTGATTCGCTTCAGAATAGAAATCTGATTCTCATTACCAAGGTCTGCATGGTTAGTAAAGTAGCTCAATCGGTAAGTAGAAGTGTTATCTAAGAAACTTCCATACTTGCCAATAAAGCCACTCTTACCAATATACAGATCACCATTCCTGAGTGAGTACAGAGCAGTAGGCGTTATTGAGTCCCACTTGGTTACTCTAAAAGCACCATCTTGCAATTGCATTTTGGTATCAAAGCAAAAGACTTGTGCTGTTACTGGTAGGGTCAACAAGTAAAACGCATTCTTTTCTGAATAAACAGACTTCAGATTAGCCAGAGTCTCTACTGCCAAAGAAGACACTAGGTCAGAACGCACATTCTTGGACAAGTCTCTTAGGGGTGCAGACTTCTCTTGGATTGTCCTCATTAGTGAGCGAACACCTGAGTCCGACAAGAAGATCACATCAGTGCCAATTGACTGAATAGTGTCCCTAGCAATACACCCAATAGAGCCTACTGTGTCGCTTAGAACCAAAGATGCGGGGGTAGAAGCACCTGAGTAGACAAGAATCTGCCTCTTACCAAGGATAAAAAAGAAATCATTGTGAGCCGCTAGACCCATCACCTCATCCGCACCATTAGGCCATACACGGGAGACATCCAATGTTCCTGAAGTACCACCGCCCCATACATGACCTGCAATCAGGTCAGAGAAGCTGATAGTGACCTTATCTGTAGCAGTATTAGCCACCCACAAGCGACCAAAAGCAGAGATGGCAATGTTTGCCTGAGGAACAGTCCCCACATAGCCTGACTTCTCAGATACCCGTCTAAATGTTGTAGTACTGACAGCGGGGTCAAAGATAAGTGGATCGTGACCAGTTTGGAAGAAATAAGCGATGCCATTCAAAGATGCACACTGCCAATTACTTGCTGTAATGGTTGGAGCAGAACCCCCACCACCATAGGTCAACTCAGTCACCGCATTAGCAGTGCCAAGTTTGAATAACTTGTTATTTCCCGCAAACAGAACAGTCAAAGTGCCATCAGTTTGGACTAACTCATGGATAACACCCACATTGTTAGCACCCAAAGTGCCTGATGAAGCGTTAACAAGAGTAAAACCCTTGCGTGTTCCAATTCGACCAAACTGGTCAATTACGCAATTAGTTGCAACCAATGCAAAGCCAGACGCCAAATCTAATGGCGAGTCTTGCGAGTTCAGGCCGAAAAAGCCTGGTGCGCTAATGCTTTGACTTTGTAGAGGAGCTGCCATTAGACCGCCACAAAGTTATCTTCAGGGTAACGAGTGCTTTCCAATGCAATAGCGTCAGATAGCATTCCACGGAACAAAGCGTACGCTTCATTAGAAGCAGTGCCTCCATCCTCACCACGCTCAATCAAACTACGGGCATAGGCACTTTGAGTCACCAAGTAGTCCAATACCTTGACTGAAGTGCCATCAGAAGACAAATTAGCCTGTGGGATAGTCAAATCAAACTTCAGTGTATAGACTCCATCAGGAACAGGAAACAGGTCAATCTTTGTGTCTCCATTACCATCTACCCCGCTAAAGCAAAACTCACTAGGAATAGACTGTGAAGGTGTGCCAAAGTTTAACTTGCGGTTCATGTCCGCAGTAGTGGTGTTGTCTAAAGTTATAACACTGGTAGTGTTAATAGCATCATTGATACGAAACTTCTGACCCGCACCTGTTAAAGAGTAAGAACTTGTGGCACTAACAGTAGTAACTGTGATTGTCTGAGATAAAACATTCCAGTTATAGGAATCTTCAATTTGACGTTTAGCATCATTGACAAACTTACCAATCAATGCGGAATAGGAGGTTTCTGAGACTGTAGAAACATTAGTCTCACGCAAACGGGTGAGAACATCGTTAACAAGTTCTAAGTAGGTCATGTTCGTTGTGCTCCCTGAACCTCAAATGTGGCAATAAAACTGAAGGTACTACTCGCTTCAGTA